CACTACTCCTACTGCAAATACTTTTACTATAACTTTTACAAGTTCAGGTTCAGCTGCGTCTGGTGGAAGTGTATCTGTTATACCTTATGAAAATGTAGGTCCAGCTGCTCAAACTTATGGTTATGGTTATGGTATTAGTCAATATGGTGGAACTGTACAAGGAGCACAAACAACAACTTTAAATGGTAGTTTAAATGCTGATACAGCCGGTACAGGTGGAACGGGAACCGCGGTTACAGTTGTGAGCACAACAGGATTTCCTTCTGCAGGAACTATTGCAATAGCTAATGAATTAATTACATACACATCAACAAGTTCAACACAGTTTTTAGGTATTACTAGAGGTGCAAAAGGTACAGCAACCACTGGTACATCCAATGGTCAAGCACATTCATCAAGTGACACAGTTACCAACGCATCAGAATTTAGTGGATGGGGTGATGCAGTTGATGCAGGAACTATAACTCTTGAACCAGGTCTTTGGTCTTTAAGTAATTTTGGTCAAGTATTAGTTGCAACCATAGCCAATGGTAAAACATTTACATGGAATGCAGGAGATGCAGCAAGATTAAGTGTAAGAGCATCTACTGGTACAACAGATTTTGTAACAACAGGAAACCCAACTGCAACAAGAATAACTTTAATATCACCAACAACACGTCACTTAATTCATTTTGGAACAGAAGTAACTATCGGATCTACTGCAACACAAGATGATATGTTTATAAGATTTTCAGAACAAGAAAATATAAATTCTTATACTATTACGGCAGTTAATACTGCAGGTTCGCAAAGACTTCAAGATGGTACAAAAATTATGGGAGCTTTAGTTGCTAAAGAAAACATTCTAGTATGGACAGATAATGCACTATACACAATGAAATTTGTCGGTGCTCCATTTACATTTGGCTTTGAACAAGTTGGAACTAACTGTGGATTGATTGGTAAAAATGCAGCGATTGAAATTGATGGTGTTGCTTATTGGATGGGTAGTAATGGTTTTTTCTCTTTTGATGGTACCGTAAATACCTTACCTTGTAGTGTTGAAGATTATGTTTATGATGATGTAGATACAACTAAAGGTCAACAAATCTGTGCAGGTATTAATAATTTATTTACAGAAGTTACTTGGTGGTATCCAACAGCTGGATCTGATTTTAACAATAGATATGTAGTTTATAATTATGGTCAAACAACTCAACCCGTTCCAATGGGTAATTGGTATACAGGTGTTAATAGTAATTCTATTAGAACAACTTGGATTGATACTTTAGTTTATCCTAAACCTTATGCAACAGCTTACAACAATTCTAATACAGGTACATTCCCAGCAGTTATTGGTCAAACAGGATTAGGCCAAAGCGTATTGTTCGAACACGAAACGGGGAACGATCAAGTTAATCCAGATGGTAGTACAACTACATTAACTTCTTTTGTACAATCTTATGATTTTGCATTACAAACTGATCAAGGAATTGGAGAATACTTTTTAGCAATGAGAAGATTTTTACCTAACTTTAAAAATTTAGTGGGAAGTGCACAAGTTACTGTTTCGGTTGCTAACTATCCTGCGGATCCTAATACAGTTACCACATTAAGTCCCTTTACAATTACATCAACTACAACTAAAGTAGATACAAGAGCACGTGGAAGATATGCTGCTGTTAAAATAGAAAATATAGGTGTTAATGAATCGTGGAGGTTTGGAACATTTCAAGCTGATCTACAACCAGACGGAAGAAGATAATGACTAGAATAGTAGTAAGATTACCAGAACCTAAAAAAGAATATAGTGAAGATAATCAAAGACAAATTAACAGATCTTTTTCTTCTATTGTAGAACAACTCAACTCTACATTTTTAACACAATTAAAAGAAGATGCAGAAAGATACACATGGTTCGGACTAGGATAGTATGGCAAATATATATTTAAATGCAAAAAAAGATTTAACAACTAATACAGTTACAACTATATATACTGTACCCTCTAACTCTAGAGCTATTGTAAAATCATTATTAGTTAGTAGTGATAATGCTAGTGATACAACCATTACTGTAGATTTATTTGATGGAGATCCAGCGTCAGCTGACAAATTTACTTTGTTTAATACTAAAACAATTACAGGTAATACATCAGATCAACTATTAACCGAACCTTTGATTATGTTAGAAAATGAAGTATTACAAGTAACAGCTGCCGATGCAAATAGACTATTTGCTACAGCATCAATATTAGAAATAAACAGAGAGGATAGATAATGCCGTTTATAGAAACAGAAGCTTCAGTTAGGTATGAAACAATTAATGGTAAAAGAGTACCAGTAATTACACCTAAATGTGAGGTAACTTTAACCAATACAGAAACAGGTCAAGAATATATGTCAGATGCAGAAGCATTAGCAGACGTACAAAATTCTAGTACAGATACTAAAGCAGAACATATAAGAAGAGACGTAAATGTAACTGTAGAAGAGATAAAAATAGGTGCTGACTTTAACATCAGCGATTGACGAATGTACAAAAACCTAGTAAATTGTGTGATACTCGCCTATTTACAAGTGTTGCGTACTTGCTTAAACATTAACAATATAAAAAGAAATTATGGGATTTTTCAGTAAAATAACTAAACCTTTTAAAAGCGTTAGAAAACGTATAAAGAAAATAATTCCTAAAGAGATTAGACCGTTTTTACCATACATTGCAGCAGCAATGGGTCCAGCTAGTTTTGCTTCCTCTGGTATATTTTCTAACCCTTCAGTAACAAAAGCTCTTCTTGCAGGTGGTACTAGATTCGCTACTGATGATGAAGCAAGTTTAAAGGATGTTGGAATTACAGCCGCGTTGGCTGCAGCTCCAGATGCACTTGGACAATTTTCTAAATCAGGTCAAGCTGCAAAACTATCAATGGGAGATCCAGGATTTTTTACACAACAAGCTAAATTGGGTGCAGCTAAACTTGCAGGTAAAGCAGCTGATAGTCCTTTTTTAACTATGGGAGCTCAAGCTTCTGTAGATGCAGGTATTAAACAAGCTGCATTAGATAAAGAAGCATTAGATAAATATAATTCAGATTTACTTTCACAAGGAATAAAAGATAAAGGTGCAAGAAGAAGTGCTATCTTTGATATATTTATAAACGCTGGCCACGATTCAGAAGACGTTAATGTAATGTTAGATAAATATGGTTACGCAGATGGTGGTAGAGCAGGATATAGATATGGTAAAAGTGTTAAAAAGAAAAAGACTTCTATTAAAAAGAAAGCTCCTCTGTCGGCTGGAATTACTACAATTAAAGTAGATGCAGAAACAGATAAAGATGATGATAAGAAAGAATTATCTATAGAAGAAATTGTAGAAATGATGAAAGGTGGTGAGGATGAAGGAATGTCATTAGGAGATAGTTTAGATTACGCAAAACAAGGTTTAGGTATGTTACAAGGAGATGTTGCTCCTGTTCCTATAATGAGATTCGCGGACGGTGGATTTGGTGGTATAGAAGAAGCAGTAGAATCTGTAAGAGAAAAAGCAGTAGGTAGAGATGATTACAATTTTATGGATCTAATTGATGAAGAAGGAGAAGAAAAATATTATCAGGAAAGAGAAGACAAGATTAATGATTTATTAGAACAAGGTTACTCTTTTGAAGAAGTAAGAGAAATGTTAAATATGAGAGTGCCTGGTAAAGCAGAAGGTGGTATGATGAGTGTATTACCTAAAAATAAAGAAATGGACTATAGACAAGGTGGTATGATACCAATGGGATCTAAAGAAAGAGCAGATGACGTACCTGCAAGACTTTCTAAAAATGAATTTGTAATGACTGCCGATGCGGTAAGAGCGGCAGGCGGTGGCAGTATAAATAAAGGGGCGAAAAGAATGTATAACTTAATGAACAATTTGGAGGCAAGAGTATAATGGCAATACTAAAAAAAATAAGAAGCGGTGTAGATAAAGTAAGGAAAAAATACATTCCTACTTTTGGAGAGCAATTTGATAAAGCAAAAAAAGAAGGTAAAAAAACTTTTACTTCTACTAGAGATGATAAGAAAAAAGGAAAATTAGAATACTCTACTGAAACAAAAGCAGAAAAAAAAGCAGCTCAAAAAAAAATGTCTAATAGAGAGAGAGCTAGAGTTGGAGATAAAAGTAAACAACTTTCTGACAAAGGTGCAGCTTTTAAACTAGCTAAAAAATCTGGTAAAGATACTTTTACTCATAAGGGTAAAAAATATACAACTTTACTTAAAGGTGAAAAAAAGAAAAAACCTTTAATTACAGGAAAAGGTTTTAATAAAAAAATTAATATCTCTAAACCTGAACTATCGGGTAAGACTTCTAAAAAAATTAAAAAAGCAGTTAGAGGTGATGATTATAGAGATGTGTCTGCTCGTAAGGGTGGTTTAATAAGAGGAATACCTAAACTAGCTACTAAAGGATATTAATGGCAATAACAGAAACTAGACAGTTTAGAGAACCATTTGTAGAAGCCGCCGGTCTCGGCGTAACTAATGAAGGCTTAAGATTATTAGGTCAAACATTACCTACTTCTACATATACCGGTTCGCAATTCGTTGCTGGCCAATCAGGTTTAGAAACAGCTGCAGCACAAGCCGCGGCTAATCTTGGTCAACTAACGGGTACAGGAGCGGGAACCGGAACAGGTTCAATCCAATCTTACATGTCGCCTTACCAACAAGAGGTTATTGATGCGTCGTTAGCATCAATGGACAGAGAACAACAAAGAGGTCTAGGTGCATTAAGAAATCAAGCAGTTCAAGCTGGAGCTTTTGGTGGTGGTAGAGAAGCTGCAATGATGGGTGAGTATCAAGCAAGTGCTGATATGGCTAGAGCAATGCAAGAATCTCAATTACTGCAACAAGGTTTTCAAGATGCTTCACAAAGAAGAGCAACAGATTTAGCAGCACAACAAGGTTTAGGTACATACCAAACTCAATTAGGTGGAACACAAAGACAATTAACACAAGCTAATTTAGCAGCACAACAAGAAGCAGCTAGAGAAGCAGCGTTTGCAGATTACACTAGACTAGGTTTAGTTGGTCCACAACTTGCATCAGTAATTGGTGGATTCCCAGCTGCAACACAAGTTCAATCAACTCCTCCTCCAAGCACAACACAACAATTACTAGGACTAGGTATTGGTGCTGCAGGATTAGGTGGAGCTATTAAAGGTTTATTTTAATGAGTAA